CCTCAATTAATATAAATAGATTATATGTCAAGGGCGTTATCAGATATAAATCCAGCACCGAATAAAGTAGCGATGCAAAACGTATATAGGGATTTCCCTATGTTCTTTACAGCTGTGCATCCAGCAAAAAAAGATATTTCTGCTGTTAAAGATTTAGACGCTGTTAAACATGCAGTTAAAAACTTAGTTTTAACTAACTTCAATGAAAGACCATTTCATCCAGAAATTGGCTCAAATGTAACAGCGTTATTATTTGAGCCAGCTGATAACTTTACTTCAATGGCGATTAAAGAAGAAATATTGTATGTATTAAAAAAATACGAGCCAAGAACAAATGGCCACACTGTTGAGGTAATAGACAATTCCGAAAGAAACTCTTATGAAGTAACGATTGGTTTTAACGTTATTTTCTCGCCAAAAAGAGAAGAGATTAATTTTTATTTACAACGATTACGATAATGAAGCAACTAAATGTTACAGAATTAGACTTTGATCAAATCAAAGAAAACCTTAAAGATTATTTTAGAAATAATCCAAATGGAGAATATGCCGATTGGGATTTTGAGGGATCTGGTCTTAATCACCTTTTAGATATTTTAGCATATAATACACATTATAATGCTGTTGTTGCACATAATGCAATGAATGAATCGTTTATTGATTCAGCGCAAATTAGATCAAATGTTGTTTCACGAGCTAAATTACTTGGCTATACACCGCGAAGTAAGTCAGCTGCAATGGCTAAAATCTCTTTGACATTTCCTTCATCAGTTAATCGTAATCTTTCTACTTACACACTTTTTAAAGGTCAAACTCTTACATCATCGATTGACGGTGTGACATATTCATATATTACCCTTGATGATTATATATCAAAACTCGATGAAGCTAATGCTCAATACGTATTTGACGAGGTTGTAGTATATCAAGGGAGAATGAAAGAAATTTCTTTTGTTGTTGAATCTGGTAACATTGAACAAAAATACATTATTGAAGATAATAATATCGATTTAGATCATATGAGCGTCGATGTATTCGATAATGCATATTCTACATCAGTTGAAACGTATTCATTATTCGAAAGTCTTTCTAATGTAGGTCCATCGACTGCTGCTTATTTTATTAATGAGAATTATGATGGAAACTATGAGATTCAATTTGGTGATAATATTTTTGGTAAAAAGCCAGCGTCTCTTAATGTAATTAAAATTAAATACTTAAGTACTCGAGGAGATGCCGGAAATGGTGCTAATGTGTTTACGTGGACAAGTCCAGGTACAGTATCACCAACTATTACAGTTTTATCTGGAGCTACAAACGGTAGTGAAAGGGAAGATATCGAAAGTATTAGACAGAATGCTCCTCTATCATTTATAGCTCAAAACAGAGCTGTTACATCTACTGACTATAAAACACTCGTTAATCAAATTTTAAATAATATTGAAACAGTATCTGTATGGGGAGGAGAAGATAACGATCCACCACAATATGGTAAAGTCTATGTATCTATCAAGCCATTTGATGCGCCGACCCTTACTGAATTAGATAAGACATATCTTCTTAAAGAACTCGAATCAAAGAGAGTAATTGGTATTGAGCCTGTTCTTGTTGATCCAGATTTTACATACATTTATTTAGATGTTTTATTTAAGTATGATTCAAATCGGTCATCGTTGTCAGCAGGTCAACTTTCTTCAAAAATAGAATCTCTTTTAGCAGACTTTAATTTAAATAATTTGCAACGGTTTGATGGAGTATTTCGTTATTCACATCTCCTTTCTCTAATTGATGATTTAGACGTTGCAATTATTAATTCATTTGTTAGAGTTTTTGTGTATAAAACAGTAGTACTTGAATATGGTAAACTTACATCAACACCGATTGATTTTCAAATGGAACTATATGCTGATGCCAATCAAGAAGAATCAGTAATACGTTCAGATTCTTGGTTATATAACGGTGTATCTCTTCAATTAGAAGATCAACCGATAACAGATTCCGATTTTGAAAGAAGAATATATGCTTATACTATTGGCGCAGACGGGCTTAAAAGAATATTATTTAAGAATGTCGGAACTATTAATACTAATACTGGAGTAGTATCGATTAACAGTATCCCGCTGAATAAAACCGAGACTATAAATATATATGTTTCTCCAGCATCAAATGATATTGTGTCAAAAAGAAATAAACTTCTTACAATTGATATCGGAAGAACACAAATTACTCCAGAAGTTGATACAATAGCAGTATCTGGTTCGTCTGGAGTTAAAGACTATACGCCATTTTTAAGACACAGACCTGATAATACATAAAATATGTCTCATATTTCTATAGCATCCGCTGCTCCACAAGCTACTGTACCACATAATACCGAGGCTCTTCGTGTTGAAGAACTTATTCCTGGACAATTAAGACAAAGTTCAGAGACCTTTATTAATTTAATTAAGGAGTATTATGATTACCTTAATAAAGAAGGTCTTCCTACATATGAGACGAATAGAATTATTGATGAACACGATATCGATAAAGTGTCTCTCAAATATTTAGACGGTATTCAAGGAGAAATTGCTAAAAATATTCCAGATTCTTCAGTGATGGATAGAACATCGCTGTATAAAAAGATTGTTCAGTATTATACTCTAAAGGGATCAGAAGAAAGTATTACAACGTTTTTTCGTTTATTCTTTGATGAAATTATAGAAGTATCTTATCCAAAGGAAAAACTATTTGAGCTTTCTTCAGGAGATTGGAAACCTGCAAATGATACATTTACACGTAGTATTACTGCTTCTATAGCATTTGAAGATTTAGATGTAGAATATAATTATACCCCGTTTCAAGTAAAAAATGATTCTGATCAAGTATTAGGAACCGGCACAATTGTTAATGCTGAAGAAGTAGTTCTTTATGACACCCCACCCAATATTGGATCTTTAGTATTTGATCTTAATTCAAAGAAAAACTTAAATCCAATTAATGAAACCTGGGATTCCACATTATTAGACAATGTAGTACGAGGTTATTTTCATGATGGTGCTGCATTCAACGAATTTGAAGAATTAGTAAAGGTTGATGGAAAAAATGCCTTTATTGAATTTGGAAATATAGGAGATAATAAAGATATTCCTCTTGATACTGAAGAACACACATTTGTTATTCGTACTTTACCAAGATTCAATAAAGAAAATACCGAGATTCAACCATTATTTTCTTTATCGAATAATTATCAGCAGCTTCATTCACACGAGTTATTCTTTAATAAAACTACACAAAAAATTGGTAGATCATTTATTGACACAAATGAGCCACGAATTGAGCTTAATTCTGATGGCGAATCATTTAATTTTTACAACTTTATTGATGAAACAAGCATTGGTTTAGATGCACTAATAGGTGATAGATACGAGCATATGAGATCGTTTTTGTCCCCGTTTGATAAAAAGTTTAATGGTAAATGGGAAAAAACAGTTATCGACTTCAATGGAGAATTTGTTTATATTCATACCGATGACCCAGTTTTAAAAACATTTACGCAAGATGACTTAAGATTTTATCAATTTACTGGCACAACGTTTGATGGTCCGAATAATCTACAGATCGGTCAAGCAATATACGGTGAAGGCATTGGTGATTTTAGCGGTGTAACAGCATTAAGCGAAGATGGTTTAACACTTGCGGTTGGCGCATCTAAAAATGATGGCAATGGAAATAATTCTGGTCACGTAAGAGTCTATCAATTAGTTGGTTCTCCAGAGATTTGGTCGCAGGTTGGTAACGATATTGAGGGCGATAGTTCAGACGATTTATTGGGAAGTGATATTAGTTTAAATGCTGACGGTACAGTTTTAGCGATCGGTGCTCCACAAAATAAATCGGGTGATAGCCTAATTGGAGAAGTAAAGGTCTATGAGTTAAGCGGATCTAATTGGGTACAAAGAGGCACTGCAATTACTGGATCAACAGATGATAGTAAGTTGGGAACGAGCGTTAGCTTAAACGGAGCGGGTGATCGCTTAGCTTTTGGCTCAGGTGCATTTCCAAATAAAGACTTTGATCTTGGTTTACAATCTGGTGGAGGCTTACTCTTAGAAGATAGCGGAAAGATTATTGGCTTTAGAAGACCTGATAGACAATCAAATGAAACTGCTGTTTATGAATGGAATGGATCAAGTTGGTTACAAGTTGGTAATGATATTTCCGAAACAAATAATGATCCTTTAAGTGGAAATACTGTTAGATTAAGTGATGATGGTCGCACGTTAGTTGTTGGAACACATAAGGTGAATGACTTTGGAAATATTGTAATGTGTGTAAGAGCATATTACAATAAAGAAAACACTACTACATGGAATCAAGTTGGAAGAGATCTAACATTTACCGCTTCTGCTGATAAGTCTGTCGTACCAATAAGTTTGAGCAACGATGGTAAAACAGTTGCTATAGGAATTCTTGGAGATGGAATTGACACGACCTTCAAGGGAG